GATAATTTGGCAGTTTCCTTAAATGATTTGTTTGATGATGTCATTATAAGTAGCTTTTTGTTCATTTAAGGATAATTTGGCAGTTTCCTTAAATGATTTGTTTGATGATGTCATTATAAGTAGTATCATAAATGGAGCTTAAAATGCTATTATCTTTATCAGTATGAATATTTGTTTTTAGATCTTTATTGAATGTATCTGAAATTACATTGACATCTCTTTTTAAAATTAAATCATAAATAATAAAGAAAATGAGAATATAAATTAGATATAAATAGGCTGTTGAATAAATATCAATATAATTTATATAAATTTTATCATTTGAATATAATGAAATTAGTGGAAATATTTTTATTACTATCAGTAATATGAAATATTTTATGATATTTGCTTTTGATATTTTATTGTAAAGCATATACAAAAAAACGCCAATATTTATTATAAATGATGTTATAAGTGCGAAAAATGGATTTATAGTTGTTATGCCATTAAAAATAAAAATCAAATACCAAATATAAATAATAACATTAAATGTGATATCATTTATTAATACTACGCTTAATTTAGAAAAAGTAAAATCATCAGAATTTAATATTTCTTTGTCTTTAAATTTTACAGATAAATTCATCTATTATTATTATATAAACATTATTAATACAGAACTAAAATAAATGAATTATAGTTTCGTTAATGATATTTATTATAATAATTATGAAGAATTAGGATCATCAATAACATCAAAGAAAAAATATGAAGCTGACAAATTATTAGAAGATTTCAATAATCTCAATCAACTTCATAAATCTAATTTAAATTTATTAATAAATCTTGAAAAAGCAAAAGAAGACATTTTCAATTATAATTCATCTATATTATCAAATTACAGAAATATTATGGATATTATGAATGCTTGTGATTTTGATAATGGTAATGGTAATGATAATGGTAATGGTAATGATAATGGTAATGGTAATGGTAATGGTAATGGTAATGGTAATGGTAATGATAATGGTAATGATAATGGTAATGATAATGGTAATGATAATGGTAATGATAATGGTAATGATAATGGTAATGATAATGAAGATAGAAATTATAAAGATAATTCTGAATTGAAAGAATTAATAGAAAATTATTCTAAGAAGATGAATAATTATATTAATAAATGGATAGTTAATTATTATAATAAAAAAATAAATAAATTGGAGAAAGATATTGTATCACAGGAGGATGAATTAACAGCATTTCGAAATTTATTTATTAATACTACAAATGAAGTTATAAAAACTGAAAAAGTAAGTAAAAATATGTGTCCGATTTGTTTTGAAAATGAAATAAATATGTGTGCTATTCCTTGTGGTCATACATGTTGTAATACTTGTATAGCAGCAAATATGAGATATCAAAAAGCAATTATTGTAAAATGTTTAAGTTGTAGAAATAATATAAATGAATATATTAAAATGTATATACAATTATAAAAAAAATTGAATAATTATTTTTTGTATGTTTTGTATATAATAACAATGAGTTGTAATAGACAAATGATTAAATCGAATTTTAATGAAATTCTTGATTCGAATTATGATTTAATCTCTTTATATCGAAAGTCTATTAGAAATAATAATAAACTTCAGCTATATTTATCACCAGAATTGTATAGAAATTATGAAGAAAATGTTTATAGTATTTTGGATGAATATTTATATGGAGAAGCAGAAAGCCAAGAGATTGTCAAGCATCATTTTTATGAGACGATCAAAGTAATTATCAATAATTTATAATATTTATTCTGTATCATTTGCAGAATCATCATTATCAATTATTATATCATAAATTTTATTATAAAAATTATGAAATAAAACAACTGCTGCTAAATCATCATAATCTGTTTTTGTTTCTTTCAAATTGAAGTTAATTTTATAATATTCTTTAAATAATATAATTGCATCATTAATATTACTATATTTATTAATTAAAAATTTATTATAATCAATTGAATTATATTTTGTATAATTATCAAGAAAAATTTCAAGACATTCTGTAAAATCTTCAAAATTATTTTTATAATATTCATTCAATATTGATGAAATAAATTTATCTTCATTAAATTTAAAATTTGATTTTAGATATTCAATAATTTCTTTTATTAATATTAAAAAATTAGAAGTAATTTTATTTATTTTATCATTATTATTATCATTATCAAAAAACAAAAATTCAAATAAAAAATCGTCAGTCTCTTTTTTATATTTATCAAATAATTGTTTTGATACATTATTTTTAATATCATTTTTATATATCATAATGTTGCAATATAATTTTTGCAGATCATCTTCTGTTTTTGGTTTAAAATTATCTTTAATATTATTTAAATTTCTTATCAATATTTGATTTTCCATTTTAATATTTAAGAATAATTTTATTATATCCTTAAATAAAAAACAAAAAATGCCAAAAAACTTAAGTTTTCTGACTTGTCTCTCAACTTTCCATGGCATTTATTTATTTCATTTATTAGATCTGTAATGTTGCCACTAAACATACAACATTTCACCCCTAACAATCCCCGCAATTAGTTTTATTAAATAAGTTTAATCATTTTTTATTATAAATTGAAGAAATCAATACTAAAATGATTTAAAGATATTTTTAAATTATCTTTAAGTATTTTAAGAGGCGATTATATAGAATTAGGTTTAGTTTGATTTCTTTATAATTGTCTCCATATCTAATTTTAGCATCTGTAATTTCTTCATCATTATTACAATAAATATCAAAAATATAATTTAAATTATTTTTATGTATGATATTATTGAATATTTTATCATAATTTATATTGATTTCATTGATATCATTGATATCATTACATTTATTTATTATTGAATATATAAAATTGTTTTCACTAAAATACATAAAAATATAATAATTAACTTCTATTTAATAAGAATTATATTTTTTTAAATAGCCATCATTATGCATGTTATTAAAATAATATCAACAAATAGTTTCATATATTCTCTTTCAACAATATTAAAAATAATATCATCAATTAAATTAATATTAAATATAAAATTTAAGAAAAATATTGAAAGAAAAAGATTAATGAAATAAACCATTTTATGATTTTATAATTAAATTAAAAAAATCAATTTTTATTTTTAAAAATGAATAAAATTGTTAAAGACAAAAATAATTATTTTTTGCCTTTTTTCTTTTTTCTAGAAGAAATTATTCTTCATCTGTGTCATCTCCACTTTGAATATCTCCTTCAATGTTATTTTGAATAATTTCAAACAACTTATTATGTAATAATTCTTCATCAACTTCAAAATTTGGGAAGAAATGCATGAACCAAGTATTATATTTTTCGGTGTTGTAAATATGCTGTTCAAAATACCAATCGAAAACATTAGAAATTTCATAACTTTCATTGTTGTTGTTATAGTAATCCATAAATTCAGCATAAAACTGTTGCTCATTAAAGATACTCATTTTTCAATTGAAGATATAATTATTTAAATAATAAAAAATGTCATTTTTTTAGTTTTAATTATTATTTTTAATCAAAAATATTTATAATAATCATTTTCATATTCGATGAATTCTTCTACAATTATATTTTTAATCTTTTCATATAAATCATCTTTATTAATATCAATTGGAATGTCTTGATTTGGATAATAATGACTATAAATTATTTTAATATCATCTGGAAATTTATTGGCATATTCAAAACAAAAGAAATCATAAAATTCATTATAAATATTTTTATTTTTTGTAGGAGTAAAATTATCAACTATATTATCAATTATTTTTTGCATATAATAATATTTATAAGAAATTATAATTATAAAAAATTTGACAATATTATTATTTCGGATGATTTTTTTGTTTTATTCATTCCATACTTCCAATTAACATTGATTATTTTGAAATCTTTGTATAAATCTCTAATATAATCACAGTCATTATAACATAAAATCCAATTTTCTCTTATTTTTATGCAATCATATAATCTTTTATGGTTAAATGTTTCGTGCATATCTTCGTTATTTCCATATAATTTTGATGCTTTTTCTAAATAATAAGGAGAATCGAGAAATAATAGTTTTCCGTGACCTTCACCGAATTCATTTATAAAAGCTTCAAAATCATAATTATAAATTTCAATATCATCTAAATTTAATTTTTCTATTTTGTTAATTGAAGAGTTTGTAAATCGTTTTATGGATGCTTCTTGAGAAAAGCCACCAGAAAGAGTTGCGCCACTAAAAGAACAACGATTTATAATAAAATAATAGATGGCTTGTTGAAGACAATTATTATTTATATTCATAATCATTTTTCTATATTCCATAAATACATCTTTAGAAACATTTGCAATCATCTTTCTCAATTCTTCGCATAATTTAATTTTATCTATTTTTATTTGATGCCAGAAATTAAATAATGAAGTAAATAAATCATTTATAATCAATTTTAAATTATATTTTTTATTCATATAAAATTCAAATGATCCACCTCCAATAAATGGCGATATTATTGTTGAAAATTCCTTTACATCAAAATGTTCAATAATGGCTTTTTCTATAATAGAAATAGCTTTTGATTTTCCACCTGGATATCTTAATGGGCTTATAGACATTATTATAATGATCCAAATAAAAATAAATAGTCATTTTTTATTCTAATAAAAAGGCTGAATTGGTTTTTATTTTATTTTTAATTTCATCTGAAAATCGATTGATATCTTTATTATTCCAATTATTATAATAGAATTTAATATAAATAGGTATTTTATAATTTTTATTTAATTTTATCAAATCTTCTAATATGAATTCTTCGCTACCATTAATATCAACATTTATAACTGAAATTTCATTAATATTGTCTTTCACAAGTTCATTTAAATTTATTGTTTTGACAGTGTAAATATCTGGATTATAAATTATGCCAGAATTTAACGAGATTTGAGAATTGCCAAATTTAATATCAAGATCATTTGAAAAATAAATAGCTTTTTCTATAACTTCATAATTATTATAGCTGTTATTTTTCAAATTTCTTTTTAAATAACTAATAAATTTTTTATCAGGTTCAATTACATAAACTGTTTTTGCTTTACGACTTCCATAAATTGATGTTTTCCCAGTTCCTCCACCAATATCTATAAAAATCTTATTTTTATCTAAAAATTTATCAAGAATTTTAATTATTTCATTATTGTCATTATCATTCCATTTAGATAAATTACTGTCATTAATAGGAATTAAGATCAATTCATTATTTAAATTAATAGTTTTATAATTTTCATTTATATATTTACGAATAAAATAGGCTCCAGAACTCCAATCAGGGACATCTTTATAAAGCATATAATTTTCATATAAGTTGAATAATTTGGTTTCTATATACCAGGGCATATGTTTTGCAGTAAAATTACCAGCAATTCTTACATCTACTTTTTCATTTACAGCATTTTTATTATATAATGCAAAGGTTGTATCAACTGGTGCTGCATATAAATCATAATTTTTATGTTTGAAATAGTTTTTCCAATAATGTGCTTCAATTTCTGCAATGGATAAATTAAACATTGGATGTTTATATTGATAGAATTTATCACTGTCTGTAATATCCAAAGCTAAGCCCAATTTAAAAACATTCAATTCATCTGATAGTTTTGATAATTGTTCAATATAATCAGATGGCATATTTTCATTAAATTCTAAATCTGGATCAGTGATAATATATTTATCAGGTAAGAAATCATAAATATGTCTATTATCTTTTTTATTTACTCTAGGTCCATGATTTCCAGTATTTTCAATTATCTTATATTTAAGGCTCTTTAAATAGGCGATGGTATCGGGACAAGTCGAACAATTATTTAAAATCTGAATATTATTTTCATAATCTTTATTAATTTTAATTAATTGTTTTATTGTATTTTCAACATATTTATAATTGTTGTAAGTAATAATTATAATTGGTATCATTATTATAAAAATAAATAAAATACTTTCTTAAATCAAAAATGTTATTTGAACATTGTTTTCATCTTTAATAATATCATCAGTAATATTTAAGAAAGATGCAATAATTATAGGTTTCATATCTTTTTAGTTGTCTCTTACTTCATTTTAACATAATTTATTCCAACGCTTACCCATAAAGCAATTGAAATAATAGCTCCAAATATCATTCCATATACAATACCTTTCTTAGAATTTTTCATAAGTAGATATCCAACATAAGGGAATATGAAAAAAGTTAGAAGAGAGTAAAAGAACATAATAGAAAATAACACAACTATAGGGGACATTGTCTTTATAGTATCAACATATAATTTTTATTTAAATTCTTTATAAAATTCTCGGACATCTTTCATATTAATTGTTTTTTTATTGAAAATTTTTTCATATTCTTTTAATTTAGCCAGTTTTATTTTATCATCGTTATATTTTTTCATTAAATTAAAAATTGTTCTTAATAATAATGATTTCATATATTCAAAACAATTTTTTATTTTACATTCAATAAATTTTAGATTTTCTTCTGTCTTTTCATGTATGCTATTTATTTTAGTTGTTTCGCTATTATATTTATCTTTGGTTATTTTCCCTTGAGTGAATTTTTTATATAAATTTGATAATTTAATATCTCGTTTATCAGTTAATTTTTTATTTTGCTCTTTTCTTTTTTACATTTCTCATTTGCACATTTAACCAATTTTATAACATTCTCTACAAAATCCATAATTATATCTCCTAATCCTTATAAAGATATTTAAGGATAATTTGGGGGTTTCTTTAAATATCTTTAGTATGGAATAACATTTTCATCTAAAAAGTTATCAATAACATCATTATTAATTATAGTACTAGCTTTCATATTATATCCTGTAAAATACATCATTAACTCATCATATCTTTCATGTTCGCCAATTAAATTTCTTGTAGGATCATTTATATCATCTTTCATTATATTATTTATTTCATTTATTGATAAATTTAGATGATTAGCAATTCTTGCAGTTAGTATATGTTGTTCTATATAATTTTTTATATGACATCTTTTACAATATTTATATCTATAAAATAAACTTTTAGGTTTTGTTATTTTACATTTATCGCATTTTCTTAAAGGGTCTTCTTCAGTATTCATTTTAATTATTTACTTATTTAAATATTTAAATAAATTATCTTATAAAATAAAAATTGATTTAATAATATTGAAGATAGTCATTATTATTATGGATTATAAAAAACTAAATGACGAAGAAATAATTGAATTATGCAAAGAAAAAGGAATTGAATATTATAATTCAAAAACAAAAAAGAATTTTGCAAAATCAACTTTAATATCTCGACTTAATAAAATTGTTTCTGAAGTAGAAATTGAAACCAAAGAAGAAATTAAAGAAGAAGAACCAAATATTGAATATAAAAATGAAGTAATATGGACATTATCAGATGAAGATAAGAAAAATAATGATGACTATAAAGAAATTGAAAGTAAATTGCTTAATTGTATTAAATCATGTCATGATTATTTATATTCAAATGGTGCTATTTGTGGTTTAAAAGCTAGTAATGACATTATTAAAATTATTATATTACGATTATTTAATATTATTTATAAAAATGATAATATTAAAGTTGAAATAAGAAATAAAATTCCATTAGAAAAAATAGATAAATATGAAAAATATTTGATTGATATCAAAGAATTTAATAAAAGTCTTAATATTGATAATGATATTAAATTATTTATTATGAATATTATTATTCCTATTTTTCCTAATATTTTTGATGGAGATGATATTAAATTTAATATGCGAAATTATCCAAAAAATTATACTACTATTATAACTAAAATAACAGAACTAATAAATATTGATAATTCAGAATTATTTATAAAATTATTTGCTGATACTGGTGGAAATATTTATGAATATTTCACAAATTCATATAGTAAAGGTTCTACATCAAAAGAACTTGGACAATTTTTCACACCATTCAAACTTATTAATATTCTTTTAATCAATATCAAAGATTATATCAATGATGATTATTCTCTTTATGATCCTTGTTGTGGTTCAGGTGGTCTTTTAAATCGAACATCATCTTATTTAGATATTAATAAAAATAATATTTATGGATGTGAAATTGAAAAAGACACAATCAAATATGCATTGGCATCATTATTAGTTAATAACAATTCTTTTAAAATTAATATTATCAATAAATGTTCATTAAGTTCTAATAATTTCTTATTAGAAAATAAGAAATTTAATTTAATCTTAACTAATCCTCCATTTGGAATTAAAATGACTTATAAAGATTTGAAATCTAAATTTGAAGAATTCAGAGATTATAATTTTAAATCGTCATTAATTAAATTTGAGGATGTATATCCAATTAATACAAATAATGGTCCTTCATTATTCTTACAACATGTAATTTATATGTTAGAAGATAATGGAATTTGTGGCATTATATTGCCTGATGGTTCAGAATTATCAAATAAAAGTTATTATATTATGCGAAAATATTTAATTGATAATTGCAAAATTCTTAAGGTTATTAATGTTAGTAGTGGTGCATTTAATTCAACTAGTGTTAAAACAAAAATATTAATTTTTAAGAAACAAAAAGGAATTGACAATCATAAAAATATTGAATTCTTTGATATTAATAAAGATTGCAACGAAATTAAATTAATTGCAATTGCTGATTTAGATAAAAATTATAGTTTTAAATTAAATCAAGTAAATCAAGAAAATATTAAATATAATAATGATGTTGAAATAAAAACTATTGGTCAGGTTTGTAAAGTTAATCAAGGAACATATATTACAAAAAATATGAAAATTAGCGGAGATTATCCAGTTTATGGAGGAGGTAATATTAGTTATTATATAAATCAATATAATAGAGAAGATGATATTATTATTGCTAAAGATGGAATTTCTGCAAATTGTATAAGATATGAAAAAAATAAATTTTTCCTAAATCATCATGGCTGGACATTAATTTTTAAGGATGATACAATTATTAAAAAATATATGTTCTATTATTTACAATTAATACAACCAGAATTATTAAGCATAGCAAAAGGAATGGCACAATTAGGAATAAATCAAGAAAACTTTTATAATATAAAAATTCCAATTCCTCCAATTGAAAAACAAGAAGAATTAGTTAAAAGAATAGATATATTTGAAAATGCTAACAAAGATATTATTAATTTAATTGATAATCTTAAAGAATTTAATAAAATAAAAATAGAAAGTTTAATTAATAAAGATATTGAAATTAAAACTCTTAGTGAAGTTTGCACTTTTAAAAATGGTACTAATATTACAAAAGATAAATTAATTAATGGTAATTATCCTGTTATTGGAGGAGGACAAAACCCATTAGGATATCATAATAAATATAATGTTGTTGAAAATACAATTTTAATTAGTAAAGATGGTTCATATGCAGGTTATATTAGCAAATATAATTCAAAAATATTTCTATCAAATCATGGAATTTATATAGATACAATTAATGATATAATATTAAAAGATTACATATATTACTATTTAAAATATATACAAAATTCAATTTATAAATTACAATCAGGAGCAGGACAACCAGGTATTAAAAAGGAACAACTAGAATTATTAGAAATTTCAATTCCATCAATTGAAATTCAAAAAGAAATTATTGAATATTGTGATAATAATATTAAAATAATTGAAAATTTAAATAAAACAATTGAAGGAAACAAAAAAATAATTAAAGATATTATAACTTCAATATAAATTAATCTATAAAATAATCGCTTCTTTTTCCTCCATAAAAATACCATAAACTCATATTTGGAATTTTTTTGTCAATTGAATTTAAATAATTTATTTTATCATAATCATCAAATGTTTCATTAATAATAAAATAATCTTCATTTTTTCTAATAATATCTATGCATTCGTATTTATTATAATAATATGAGCATTCTTTTTTATTTATGTAAGTATCTCTAAAATTAAAATTTTGGAATTCTAACAATTCATTTATATCAGGTAGATTAATATTTTTATTCAAATCTTTATAAATATTATAATCTTCTATATTATGAATGTTATTGAATTTTAATTGATTTATTATTTTTGGTGTTGTCCATTGATTGGCTTTGACTATAATATCGTGTTTCATAGTATTTATATTAGATTTTTCGTTTGTATCTTCTATTATTTCATAATCATCATTAGATTTTATTGATGGTTTATTAAATTTATAGCATTTGATTTTATCATAATCCAATTCAATATCTAATAATAAATATTTAAGGACATTTTCTATTTTCTTATATTCTGTTTCTACTTCATTATTAAAATTGGTTGGAAGAATTATGCGTAAATATTTATTCTCATTAATTCTAGTTCCTCTTCCAATAGATTGAATAATATCTTTTGAAGATAATTTATAATCTGTGAAATAAATAATATCTATATTTTTATTATCATATCCCATAGAATATTTAGCAACAACATATCCAATAGATTTTTGGCGTTTATCAACTTCTAATTCAAACTCTTTAATATTATTATAATAAATGATGTCTTTTCCTAATTCTTTTTTGATTTTCTTAATATCTTTCAAATCTTCATTAATGTCATCATCATTATCATTACTTTCATTTTTAATAAAATCTTCATTAATTAGAATATATGGTTTAATATCAATATTGCCTTCATTAAATGTTTTTAGATGATGTAAATAATATTGATATGCACTTTTACAACTATTATGAAAGCTTAAACCTTGTTTTCGTTCTTCATTGGATTTATTGAAAGTATTGAAAATTAAATTGTTGAATTCAACATTATTTTTATTTATTTCTTTATCAAATATTTCAACTTTAATATCTGCTAAAAATCCTTTTAATTGTAATTCCTTAAATTTTATTGGTTCATATAATTTTCCATAAATAGTTTTATTAGTTAGAACAAATTCTTTATTTGGGCTAGCCGTTGTAAATAATCTATATTTAATATGAATATTATCAGTCATAAAGAATTGTTTAATGCTATTATGTTTATCTGATGTCCAATTATCTAAAGTCCAATGAGCTTCATCAAACCAAATAAACAGATCTTTGATATTATTTTTAATAATTAAATCATATACATTTTTATAAGATTGATAGCAATAATTGTGAATATTTGGGTTATTTGGATATTTATTATTTTGGTTTTTGATTGCAACTCTTGGAGAAAATATTAATAAATTTTGTGGCTTAATTTTATTAAAGACATTAAATGCAATTTGAGTTTTTCCAGCTCCAGTAGCTAAACACAAATAAATTTTATTGTTTATTATTAATTCTTTTTCAATATGATTAATGGCATCTATTTGATAATCTCTTAATATTATTTCTTTCTTTTCTTCTTTTTCTTTTGCAAGAAGAAGAATATTTTTAACTAATTTCAAATAATTATTAATAATAATAGTTTCATTATTATCTCTATTTATTCTTGCTAATTCATCTTCATTTTTAGAAATAAATTTAATTTTATTTTCAATAAAAAATGGTTCAATTTTATCAATAATTGTTCTGTCATAAAATTCGAGTCCACCATTATAATGAATATTAAGATGTTTGAACTCACTTTTTAAAACTTTATCTATAAAAAGTAATTGTTGTTTATTAATATTCAATTCATAAATTTTAACATAAATTCCTCTGTGTAATTCTCCAGTAATATAAGTATTGCTTCGATCTTTAATAGAAGTAGTAATACCAACCTTATAAACATTCGATTGCTTAAACCATTCATTATCCCGAATATAAATATAAGATTTGTCTGTAATAATAGACATAAATTTATTAACCTTATTAAATTGTATTCAAATAATCATTTTTTATATTTAAAGATAATTTGGAAGTCTCTTTAAATCAATTACTTAATCTGGATGTTCTTATGATTGATTTAATTTGATTTTTTATTGGTTGATATAAATTCGGTTTTGATGTTATATAAGAATGATTTATATTATTTAATGTTTCATTTATATATTTTTTACATTTTAAAGCAGTATTAATTTTTTGTTCTTTAGCTACATAATAATTATTTAATTCTTTTAAATTTTCTTGTAATAATTCAACTGATAAATTATTTAAATCCCAATAAACCCAATCATTATTTTGTTTAACTAAACAATCATTTCTATTATTAAATTTAATATTATGATTTTCTGGAAAATCTTTATTAAAATGTTTTATTTTGATATATTCAGGAATAATAAATATTTTACTTATTCTCATAATTTTAATTATATCATCAAATGTAATATAATCAATTCTTTCTGAACCGTAATTATTAATATAAATATTTGTTACATTTGTAATATTGTTTGTTACATTAGTAATATTATTTGTAACATTGTTTGTGATATTATTTATATTAATTGTTTGCTCCTCTTTATCATTTAAAATACTTTTTGGAATACAATTTACATTTTTTATATGATTACTTTTATTTGAATAATGTGAAAATAATTTCATACATTTGGGACATTGCAATGAATTTAAACCATTGCATTTAATTTGATGATTATTTAAATATTTTTGTGTTTTATATTTTTTTCCACATTTTAAACAATATGAATTATTAATTGTATCTGTTGTTTTTTTATTATTATTTAAAATACTTTTTGGAATACAATTTACATTTTTAATATGATCACTTTTATTTGAACGATGTGAAAATATTTTCATACATTTAGGACATTGTAAAGAAGATAAACCATTACATTTTATTTCATGTTTATTTAAAAATTTTTGAGTTTTATATTTTTTACCGCATTTTAAACAATAAAAACAAATATTATTTTCCTTTTTTTTATTAGTAAGTTTTTCTTTAAAATTAATAAGATTTTCTTTAAAATCCGTTACGGTTTTTTGAACTGCAATAAGATTTTCTTTAAAATCCGTTCCATTTTCGCCATTTGTTAAAGTTTGATTTTGATTTAAATGCTTATTATTCTGATGTCTAATTAAATTATATTTTCTTGTTGTTTTATATGTGCAAAAATCACAAAAATGAGTAAAATTTAACATATTATAACAGTCATTAAATATTCTTATATAAAATATAAAAAATAATTAAATTACTCAATTTTTAAAATTGCTCTCTATAAACTTTTTTATATATGTTTTGGATAATTGAGTTATATTATTATTATTAAATTTATAATTACATTTTTAAAGATTATTTTTTTATATTTAAAGATAATTTGGGGGTCTCCTTAAATAATTAATTTCTTTTAAATTATAAATATGACAATTATAAATGGGATAGAAATTGATTATACAACGAATACCTATAATGAAATTAAAAATGCTATTCTCAATAATGATCCAATTGAAGAAAAGTTAAATGTTGTTATAGTTATTTCAAATCCATGTCAATATACCAGAAGATACATATTAGCAAAAGAATTTATAAAAAGAATGGAAAATGAAAATAATGTTGAATTATATATAGTTGAACTTGTTTATAATAAGCAAAAATTTATAATAACTAATAGTAAAAATAAAAATCATTTACAATTAAGCACAAATACTGCGCCATTATGGCATAAAGAAAATATGATAAATTTAGGTATAAAAAAATTATTACCTGAAAATTGGAAAGCTGTTGCTTGGATAGATGCAGATATTGAATTCGAAAATACAGACTGGGCTATAAATACATTAAAAATTTTAAATGGAAGCAAAGATATTATTCAATTATTTAGTCACGCTGTTGATATGGATATGAATGAAGATGCAATGAGTATATTTTCTTCATTTGGTTTTCAATATTCAAAAAATAGAAATTATAAAAATAATAATTCTATTAATTATTGGCATCCTGGTTTTGCTTGGGCTTGTAATCGCAAAACATATGATAAAATTGGTGGATTATATGAAAATTCTATTTTAGGTTCTGGTGATCATAATATGTCATTATCAATAATTGGGAATGCTCGTAAAAGTGTGAATAAAGATGTAAATAATGATTATTTAAATGATGTTTTAGATTTTGAAAAGAAAAATAAAAATTTAAGATTGGGATATGTTCCAGGTGTTATAAGACATTATTATCACGGTTCTAAGAAAAATAGAAAATATCATGAGAGATGGCAAATATTGGTTAATAACAATTATTCACCTTCATTGCATATAACAAAAGATAATAATGGTTTATTAATACCAACTGAAAAATGCCCAAAAAAATTATTAGATGATATTTATAATTATTTCTTAGAAAGAAATGAAGACGAATTATTATTATCTAAAAATAATTAGGAAATGTTTTCTTTAATTGTTAAAAAATTTTAGTTATATTAGTTTCTATATTAAAAACATCTTTTGTAATATTTTTGTGAAAATTTATATTAAAATTTTTTGAATTATTTATTTCAACTACAGAAGACCAAGAATGAATTAAACATACATTATAAGAATTAATATAATTTGAGTAATTTCTTATTTTATTATTTCCTAATAAACTTGCTAATATACTAAAAGTGCTATATTTTACACCTTGTAAAATTTCTTTACATTTTGATAAACAAAACATATCTAATACACTATTATAATTATAATAGTTATTTTCATTACTATAATCAATATCTAATATTTTTATTTTTTTATTAAGATTATTTGAAATATTTATTATAATATTTTGTATATGTATTTTCCAATTATTATCTTCACTTACAATTAAAAATATTGGATCTTCTTCTGTAATAATAATATTTTTAACATCATTTAATAATGAGTTCATTATTATTTCAAAATCAGAAACAGTATTAACATGTCTTATATCAGAATAATTATCAATTTTATCAGATTTTCTTAAATGAATACCATATGCTTTTTCTATATTTTCTGGTATTTTTGATAAAATAATATCAGAAGGTGCTATTATTTTTTTTGCATTATTTATAAAATCATTTGATATTTCTTTAAAATTTATATCTTTATTAAATTTTTCAATAAATTCATAAACTTTATAAGGACAGAGAGATGATGATGGATTTGGAGAATTTATATAATAAGTATATTCATCATCATTATTTGATATTATAATTTCATTAAAATTAAATAATCTTATATCATAAATAGTATTACCCCAAATAAAATTATTATTTTTATAAAAATTTACATATGGAGTATAATTTAAATATTTAAATATTTACATATAACACTAAAACCAATTAAATCCAATAATTTATCTCCTAAACCATTGTTTAATGTTAATTTTATATTATTATCCATTATTTAATAATATTTTAAAAAAATAAAAAATTAATCGCATATAAATCAATATATTAGAATTGATTTAAAGAGACCCACAAATTATCTTTAAATTTATGAAACAATCATTTTAATAATATTTTCAGGTTTTATTTATTTTTTTTGAAATATTTTCATCTTCTATTCTTTTTATAATATGTATCGTCTAGTGTATTGACATGGATTTAAAATAACTATAATAACTAAAATAACATTTAATTTTTTCAATTAAATCATTATTGAGAATAGCATTTTTTAATTGTCTTGTTTATATTTAAAAGAAAATATTTTTTTTTAAAAAAAATATTATAATATATAAGAAATGACAGAAAAGATTATTCATTTTTTATGGTTAAATTTTAACAATTCAAGTGATGGAGTATTAGATGAAACACTTACTTTTTTTAAAAATAGAATTGAAATTTTACACCCTGAAAATAATGGATGGAAAATTCATTTTATATATAGATGGAATGAATGTTTAAAAAGTATTGAAGATGTACCGTGGCTTCAAAATCTTTTATCTAATCAATTTGTATCTCCTGCACATAAATCAGATGCATTGCGTTATTATTATTTATATACAATGGGAGGTGTTTGGATTGATATATCAACATTTTTAGTAACTTCACTTGATTCATTAGTTGAAGAAAATAACAAAGGATTTACAACTTATTATATGCCCAGTGATAATTGCGCCAGTTGGCTAATCCAAATATCTTCTCATATTTTTGAAAGTATAAGTGCTAAAGAATATAAAAATAAAATTATTCCTGAACAAAAAAAATATATTGATATTAAAAATAAAGATTTTGATTTTATTACTGAAAATTATTTTTTAATTTCATCAAAAGGAAATGAAGTATGTGAAAATGTTTTAAAACAACTTGAAATGTTTTGGACTAATGCATTACCTAGTATAAATTCAAAAGAAACTAATGATTTTGAATTGAATAAATTAATGTATGATTTATTACAACAAGTTTATAAATTAGATGTTAATCATTTACCATATTTTAAGTTAATAAAATTAAGATCAACCGCATCACTCGCCGCCAATAAAGAATTAAATATGACAATTTTAAAAGATTATTTTGAGAATGGTTATTTTTTTAATTATTTACAACTTTATTTAGCAATAGTAGAGTATTCAATTAAGAATAATGGAAGATTAGAAGTTTTACCACTTTCTGATAATAAAAAAGAATTAATAAATCATTCTAAACTAAATACATTTTCTAAAGAAGTTTGTGATATTGATAATTGCAATAATAAACAAATTAGTTTTAGTGATAGTAATAAAAATATAAAATTATTATCCGCTGCATACAATCGTTTGAGCAAATGGAGTGATAATAGAGAAAATCGCATAAGTTGGGAAAAGACTTTTGCTGGTGATATACTCGATAACACAGAATATAGCCCCAATCAAATTTTGGAAATGTTAAAAATTATGGACATAACACAACTTAAATATAGTTCTTATACAAGAGGTAGAAGTAAATCTATTGAAAGATTAAAAGAATTATTTAATAAACCATTACAATATACATCAATAAGAAGAAGTAAATCATCAAGAGGATCAGCGCAACTTTTACCAGTTGATGAATAATAAGTTTTATTTAAAAAGACCCCCAAATTATCTTTAAATGATGATATGTTTGATTTCCATATAATATTTTTTTACATCTTGTGGTTTTATTTCTTTTTCTTGAAATAATTTCAAATAGTTGTTTAACATCAATTTAGTTTTTTTATTTTTAGTAATTTCTAATCCTTTATTTACTAAATGAATTAAGCTATTTCTAAATTTATTATTGCATTTATCGATTTTGCATTGAATATAATAAACGGCTTCTTTCTTTTTATTTATTTCATTTAAAATCTTATTGCTTTCTTTCTGATATTTATCTTTAGTTATGAAGCCATTTGAATGTTTTTGAAATAATATCCCTAATCTTCTATAGCCATTCATTTGTATTTCTGTGTATTCTTCTGTTTCTTTTTTGCATTCTTTTAATGAACAATCCACTAATTCTATTATAGCGTCCAATGATGCTTTCTGATTTGTCATCCTATCTCTTTGAATAGACAAAAATTATCTAAATCGGTCCAATTGGTTCAATCAAATTCATATTTTTGATGTTTATATGCCAATTATAATTATTATAATAAATATAAATCAGAATATTATCATCAAAGATTAATGAATTTTTTCCATAATTATCAGCATTCAATTTTAATTTAACCAATTTCAATAAATTGATTTCTTTATTACTCGGAATAGTCATTTTAGCTTGACTATTATGATCAATCATATAATCATTAATAAAATGGACAATATCATCAATGTCTGATAATTTCATTTCTGAAGTTAAATTTAATTAAAAAAGAAGAAATCATTTTTTTAAATATTTTCTAATAATAATATCAATATTTTTTCAAAAACAATAATTATATTAAGAATAAATAATTCCTAATTTAATAAAAATAGTTATGATATCTATTGGATTTTTTATTTTTATATTTTTCATATTATTAGTTATGATTATGTATTTTACAGCATTCATAACATAACTATTACAATTAGCCATTCTACATTTAATAAAATCAATAGTTTCTTTTCGATTATTAATCTCTTTAATAATATTATCTTTTTGTTTTTGATTTTTTTTTAATTTATTATAAGCAATATCTTCAACTTTTTTATAAGCCTTCATTTTATTATTGCATTTTTCATTCGAACATTTCATCAATTCCATTATATCAGATATTTGCGTTTTTTTCATTATTTATATTAAATGAACAAAATATTATTTATTCATCATAATCTGAAATCTCATCATCACTAACGCCATCATAATCCTTGTATTTCTTTGAATTAATCTGCTGTTCAGTGTTTGAAATCTTATTCAATTTGATCTTCATATCATTGACTAAAATGAAATTTCTAGTAGTTTTTGCATTAAATTTATTAGTTCTTACTGTATTTCCAGTAAAGATACCGTTTTTGTAAGTCTTATGCATTGATTGATAATTATTCATATAAAAAAGACAATCATTTTTTTTATTTTTGGTTTCTTTTATTTGCTTTAATTAAAAAAAATGAAATCAAATATTTTAAACTAAAAAATACAAAATGGCTGAAGTTATTGTATCAGCATTTGGAATTGGTTTTGCAGGTATTTGTGCTATAAATGCAATCGATGCAAAAAATGCATCAGTAAAACGCAGAGAAGAAATAATGAAAAAGATTAATAAAGAAAGAGAAGACATAGAAAATAAATTTGCCTTAGCATTTAAGAAAGCAGATAAAGTCACATTTATAAATAAATTTATTGACGAAATTCCCGAATTGTCTTATTATGAGGCAGCACAATTGAAAAAGAAATTGGGCAATATTTATTTGGAATGGAATGACAAATGATGTTTTCTAAAAAAATAGTCAAAAATTTTTGGCTATTTAAAGAGACCCACAAATATTAGTTTTTTCTCTCATAACTTTAAATAATGGTATAATATCATCTGCATCACCATTGTCTATTAAAGTTTGATAATGTTTTTCTAATTTTTTTAATAAAACCTTTTTAAGAGCTTTAATTTTAATATCATTTATAGTTTTTTCCATTTATTATAATATTCATAAAAAAATATTTAAAGAAACCCCCAACTTATCTTTAAGTCATTTATAAATAACGATATAAACATATAACATTTATAATTTAATTGTTATTCCAACAATGATTATTGATGATTATTTGAATTATCACGATGAGTATCGTGTGAAGTATGGAGAAAATACGGTAATTTTAATGCAAGTAGGTTCTTTTTTTGAATTATATTCAATTATTGAAAATGATCCATTTATGTCAAGGATTTCTGATATCTGCAATATTATAGTTTCTAGAAAAAATAAAGCAATTAAAGAAGTTTCAAGAAATAATCCAGTTATGGCTGGTTTTCCTTTATATACTTTAAATAAATTTGTTACTATTTTAACTGAAAATAATTATACTATTATTTTAATTGAACAAGTTTCGGCACCTCCTAATCCTGATAGAAAAATTACAGAAATTATTAGCAAATCTACTTATATTAGCAATGGCACACCTTCAACGAAAAGTAATTATATTATGGTTATGTATTTTGAAGAATTGAAAGATGGTTTGCTTGTTGTTGGAATAGCTGCCGCTGATCTTACTACAGGGAAATCTTTTGTTTTTGAGAGCGGAGCAACAAAAACAGATAAAAACATAACATTAGATGAGGTTTATAAATTGCTTACTATCTATAATCCAACCGAAATTTTAATATTATCTGAAAATGAAATTAAAAATAAAAATCAAATTATTGAAATTACCAATTCTATAAATTCCATTGTTCATCAGAAATGGAATAAATATGAGCTTTTTCCAATTATTAAAAAACTTGATTATCAAAATAAAATTCTTGAGAAATCATATGAAAATAATTCTCTTCTTTCCATTTGCGAATTTTTAAATTTAGAAAGAATGAATTATGCAAGGTTGAGTTTATGTTCTCTTCTCCAATTTGCCTATGAACATAATGCAGATATTATTAAAGAATTGCAAATCCCCACAATCTTAGAGCAATCTAAAATTCTTAATATTGAATATAACAGTTCCCTTCAATTGAATATCATAAGTAACAATTCAAATGACAAACCTTTACTAGATATCTTAAATAGATGTTCAACTGCTTTTGGATGTCGTCAATTCAAAGAAAGACTTTTAAATCCTATCACAGACCCTGAAGAATTAAATGTGAGATATCAAAAGATTGAAGAACTTTTAAAAAATAATAAATTCAAAATTATTAATAAATATCTTAATCAAATCAATGATTTGGAAAGAAGCAAAAGAAAGATTTTATTTAAAAAATTTAATCCCAGCGAATTTAACTGTTTCTTTAATTCCCTCGAAAATGCAATTGAGGCTTTTAAGGTTGTTGATAATTCTAATATCATTATTAAAATAAATTCTATTATTGATTATTTAAAAGTTTTGAATTTAGATGAATGTTCTAAATATAATATTATTGATATTAAAACTAACATCTTTAATGTTGGCTATCTTCCTGAAATAGATGAACTGACAACAACTAGAAATGATAAACTCAAACTTTTAAATTCTATTTGTGATAGTATTAATGAAATTGGTGATGAGACTATAGGAAAACTTGAAAATAGTGATAAAGAGGGTTATTATATCTTAATTACTAAAAAGAGATATGAAACAGCTATGAATAAAAATAAAAAAATTATGTCTAAATTTGAAAAGAAAATTATTAGTTCCAATAATAATAATCTCAAATTAACATCTAATGAAATTAATGAAGCTTCTGCAGCAATTGAAACAATTGAAACAAAAATGCAATCAATTGTTTTAAAAGAATATTTAAGTTTCTTGACAAAATTTTTAAACGAAAATAAAAATAATTTAGATTTCATTATTAATGAACTTACAGAACTTGATATTAATAATTGTAATGCCAGAAATTCATTTGATTATTGCTATCATAAACCAACAATTTCAACAAATTCAGAAACGGCTTTTATAAATGCTGAAAATGTAAGACATCCAATTATTGAACGAATTTATAGTGATATTGAATATGTTGGTAATGACATCTCTTTAAATCAGAATGGAATTTTATTATATGGAATTAATGCTTCTGGGAAATCGTCATTTATGAAGGCTGTTGGATTATCAATAATTATGGCACAGGCTGGAATGTTTGTTCCTTCTACCAATTTTCAATATTATCCTTACAGACATATAATGACCCGAATTTGTGGTAATGATAATATCTTTAGAGGAATGAGCAGTTTTGTTGTTGAAATGACAGAACTTCGAAATATTCTTCAAAGGGCTGATAATAATAGTCTCATAATTGGAGATGAAATTTGCTGTGGGACTGAAGCTATTTCAGGTGTTGCTATTGTTTCTGCTGCTATAAATGAACTTGTTTCTAAGAAGGCATCATTTATATTTACAAGCCATTTACACGAACTAACAGATATTTCAATAATTAAAGAAAAGATTTTAGAAGATAAATTGAAAATATTTCATATGCATATAGAAATTAAAGATGATTTAATTATTTATGAAAGAAAATTGAAAGAAGGTCAAGGATCAAATATTTATGGTATTGATGTTTGCAAGTCATTAGATATGCCATTAAACTTCATGAAAAATGCAGAAATGATTAAAAAAGAGATTTTAGGATTGAATACAACTATTATAAATCCTAAAACTTCAAATTATAATTCTTCTATTTATATGGATATTTGCGAGGTTTGTAAGAAAAACAAAGCAAATGAAACACATCATATTAATTATCAAATGAATGCAGATGAAAATGGAAGATTTGATAATTTTAATAAAAACATTCAACATAATCTTATAACAATATGTGATGAATGTCATAAAAATGAACATAATGGAAATATAAGTATAGTAGGTTATAAAATGACAAATAAGGGGAAAAAACTAGAAGTTGAAAGTAAAAGTAAGAAACTTATTAAGCTTGATAATGATGTTTGGTATTATAGGACACGAATGAATGCAAAATGGCATCCAACAACAGAAGAAGATTTGATTTTATTTTATAATAAACAGATGAAAACAACTAAAACAGGTGCCGAAATTTTAGCTGAATTTCTTTAATTATTTATTTTTTCAATAATATTATACATCTTCATGATTATATTATTATCATTAACGATGATGATCGAAACTGTGTATAATACTAATAAAAAACCAACATTACTAAAAGATGGATTTAAAATATTTAATCATGATAATATCGAAGAAATAATTTTATTTTGCTTGATTATGAATTTATAATTAAAGGATGTACATTATCAATATTTCATAGAGATGTAACGTCAAGTGCATATATTTACAAAACTAAACATCCAGTTTATACAATCATTTCATATTATAATAAAGGACAATTATTATCAGTATGTCCGGAAAGTCATTCAACAACACCATTTGTTATTCAATCGCCAGTTATTATAAAAGGAGAACCTAAGACATCTATTTTATTTAATTGTGATTTGGTTCATTCTGGTGCTTTAAATAATATAGGAGAAGAAAGATTAGCAATTCAGAGAAAGGTATGTCATAAAGATGATATTAAAAAGTTATCACATTTGATAGGAATTAAAAAAATCAATTTTGGAAAATGTGATAAGAACAATAAAAATTATTTTTATTTATTGAGAAAGGTATTATTAATATTTTCATATGTATTCAACCATTTATTAACAAAATATTTACAAAATAAACCAGAAAAAGATAGTATAAGCGAATATTTAATAAATAAATATTATATTGGTGATTTTTATAACAAATAATTAAAAAATTGATTATAAATTTTTATTATTAAAGGTATATAACAATGTTTATAACTAATCTTAAAATGATTGAACCGGCGACGGCATCCATTGCTGTATATTTATTATCAAATACCAATAAAATTAAACCAACTATTTTAAAAAAGGAGCCATTTTTCTATAAGAAAAAGATATGCAAATGGATAAAGAAAAATAAACATTTGATGATTGAAGTTGGAATTGAAGAAATTTCAGACTTTATATTTGATGTTGCAAATTATATTCATTTTCTAATTCCAATTTCTGTTCCAACAATAACATTAGCATTAACATTATATTGGATAATAATAATTATTTTTATATTAGTATAAAATAGTATAATATATGAATAGTAGCAGCAGTGGTAGAAAATCATCATCCGTGCAAAATGCGAAAAAATTAATTAGTAAGGAATTGGCAAAACGAGAAAAGCGTTGTAATAATAAAATCATTTATGAATATAAACGCCCGACTGCTGATCCTTATGAAAAATATGATAATCTTGATTTATTCAAACAAGATAATCCTTTTGACACTGAAAAGAGTTGTAAAGTTCTTATTAATGATAGAAAAATAAAAACTGATAAAAACTCTCAATATTATAAAGATATTTATACTAAAGCTCGATGCAGAACAGCAAAAGGTGTTTGGAATAAAAAAACAGTAAATAGAAATAATACTTATGATATGGGTAATTGTTGGGTTGATAATGATGATGCAGAATGTGGAGAACTACTTGAAGATAGTAAATTTTTAAGAGATGGAGAAATTTCAAGAGATGAAATAAAAAAAGCTCAAAAAACTTGCAATTCAAATGATAAATGTGATTTAAAACGCATTTCAAGTAATAAAATTGATTGTGTTGCTAAATCTAAATTTAATAAAGAAGAAATTGAAAGTAATGATAATAATGAAAGTAAGAAATCATCTTCTTCTAGAAAATCAATATCTGGAAGAATTAATTTTAAAAATATGGAAAGTTCATTATATGATTTATATAATTCTAAAGATGCACCAGAAACTTTAAAATTAATTGGAACTGGGAATAGATGTGTAGAAGGATATACCGAAGAAGCTGAAGAAATTCATGATGATATTAGAGATGAATTAATAATTGAAAATCCTAATAAAGATGAAGAAAAACCAGTAATTGCACAATTAGAACCAATAAGAAATATAACTTCAATGAGAAAATATATGGTTTTTAATTATACAAATTATCTGCGTCATATTTATTTTTTAATTATAAATACATATCCAGATATATCTAATCAATCTCATGTAAAATTATTAAGTTTATATATAAATCCAGATCCGAATGATAATTCAATAATACTAATATTAATTAAATTTAAAACTGCGTTAGATGCATATATTCAAAAATTTAAAACAAATTATTTTATGTCTCGAAATAATTTTGATCTTATTGATAAATATGCAGGAGCATTTTATGATAAATGGTTCACGTCATATTTTTATGATCCATTAACAAAAGAAGGATTAGATAATTATGATTATTTTCAGAAATTATTTATAGAATATTTTATAAAATTATTAAATCCTAATGTTGCAGCAGATGTTGTTATACTCAAATATTATATGGGAGATATTGCAAAAGAAAGATTTGAATATTTTAAGAAAAGTTATAATCGTTTAATAAATGAATTGAAACAAAAATATGAAGAATTAAAGAAAAGCCCATTTGATGAAAAAATAAATGAAAGAATTCAAATATTAAAATTTGATGTTGAAAATTTATATTTGCGTGATTTCAAAAATTACTTTACTCATGAATTTTCAATGGAAAAAGAAAGAAATAGACAAATTCACCAAAAATGCATTAGATATTCAATATCTTTAGCTAATCCAAGAGAAGAAAGTTTTAAATTATTATTTGCTAAACATTCAAATTATGTTCCTGTTAGTTCAAGTATAACTGCTTTGGAAGAATTTATTGAAGAATATGACGAATTATATAGAAAAAGAGATACAGATCTAGACAAATATTTTAATATTTATAATAAATATTTTCCAGATTATTTTACAATAGAAGAATTATCTTTTTATAATAATTTTGTTAAAAATAAAATTATAAATTTAGATCCTAATAATACAGCTGATTATATAGATTTAGCTAAATATATTGATGATAAAAATAAATTAAAAGAATTCAAACAATTTTATAATTTAATTGATAAAGATGAAACTTCTAATTTTGATAATCAAATGAAAAAATTATATAAAAAATATTTTTCTCATTATTTTGAAGATACAGAACTTAGATCATCTTCATCATCTTCTTCATATGTATCTTCTAATTCATCATATGGACCATTATTATCATCTTCGTCAAGATCATCATCAAGACCTGAATATTCATCACCTGAAGTTTTTGTTCCTAAAAATCCTAAATTGCCAACTGTTCCACAATCAATAATTAATAATATTTGTAAGACTATTCATAATAATGATTTAGATAAACGAGGGATGTTAATTTGGCATTCTACAGGAAGTGGAAAAACTTGCACTGCTACTTCTATAATGGACGGATTTTGGGGAACAGATAAGAAAATTATTTATTGTAGTAGTGTTGAGGCTATAAGCAGCAATCCTCCTATAAATTTTTATAAATGTGCAACTGACCTATTTCCACGATTTGCTGGAAAATCTCTTAAAGATGTTGAAAAGAGTTTTAAGAATGTTTTATTTTTAACTTTTGCAAAATTAGCAAATAGAATAGAAAAGAAGCAGATAAAATTGGATAATTGTATTTTAATTATAGATGAGGTTCATAATCTATTCAGACCTTTAATAACTCAAAGAAAACATCATCAATATTTAGAAAAATTATTATTGTCTGGTTCTAAATTTCCAAATATGAAAGTATTTATATTAACTGCAACTTTAGGCGATAATCCTTCTGAGATATTTAAATTATTAAATATAGTCAGAGATAATCAAACTTCTGAATTTGTTGAAAGTGATTTGAAGGATGTTGATCATTTCAAGAAGAAAATAAGAGGATTAGTGTCTTATTTTGATATGTCCAATGATACTAGTAAATTTCCAGTAGTTGTATATGAAGAACCTAAATTTATTGATATGTCTAAGAAACAGTTTGAAGAATATGTAATTAAATATAAAGATGTTAAAGAAAGTGCCAAAGATTTTGACAAATTATCAAAACTCAATTCTTTGAATAAATATTGGGCTGCAGCTCGTCGTTATTCAAACTCCCTTTATAATCTAGAAAAAGGAATGAAACTTCGAGATTTTAGTGCAAAATTAGAAGAATTATTATTAGAAGTAGATAAATATCAAAATAAAAAACAATATATTTATTCTGCATTTTATGAAAATAAAGGTTATGGTGGTCATGGTATTTTAGCTATTTCAAAACAATTAGAAGAGAAGGGATATTCGCGCCTTACACCAGGAGAAGCCATTAAAATTTTAAATAATCCAAATAAAGAAACTGAAGATAAGAAGCCTAGATATATATTAGCAGTTAGCACTCAATTAGGAGTTAATAAAGGCGATGATTTAGATAAAATGAGAGCATTATATAATGCAACTTTTAATAAAAATGGTGAATATGTGCAATTGTTTTTAGCTTCTCAGAATTATAATGAAGGTATTGATTTGAAAGCAGTTCGCCATATTCATATCTTTGAACCTCTTATAACTTGGGCTAGTGATAAGCAAACTATAGGAAGAGCAGCTCGTTTATGTTCCCATGCAGATTTAGATAAAGGAGATTGGAATGTTCATATTCATCGTTATATGAGTAATTTTCCTACAAATAAAGTTGATCCTGAAAATGTGGCAAATCGAAATTCTGTATTAGCAGCAATTGCTGAATTGGAAGCAGAAGAAGTTAAATTGAAAAATGGATTGAAAAAATATACATCTGAAAATAAAGATATTTCAAAACAAATAACTAAACTTAAGAAAGCAAAGGCTGATTTATCTGAATATGAAAATAAATTTTCTACTAATAACAGTATTATTGATAATATTAAAGAAAGAATTGAGAAAAATAAAGATGAATTAAAACAACAAAAAGTAGAATTAAAGAAATATCCAGATGAATTGGCACCACCTAAAGGAAGAGGTAGAACAAAGAAAACAGTTGATGCCAGCGATGTTGAGAATATTGATAAATTTATTTATAAAAATTCAATAGCTAAGATGCAACATATACTTTCATTATATCAAGCAATGAAAGAGGCGGCGGTTGATTGTCAAGTATTGAAAAATTTCCACAGTTCAGGAAATCAAGAGATTTCATGTCATAAATATTGATAATTATTTTTTATTTTTTTTATAATTATAGAATAATGACTATATACGATTGTATTATTATTGGTTCAGGTCCAGCTGGATTAACTTTTGCAACACTAGCAGACAAAAATGAGAAAATTATGATAATTGAAAAAGATAAATTTATTGGAGGTTGTCATAAGGTTAATAGACAGAAATATGAAAATGAAAACTATTTTTGCGAACATGGACCAAGAGTTTATTTTAATAATTATATAAATTTCAAAATGATTTTGAATAAGATTGGATTAAAATTTAAAAATGTTTTTGCTAAAGGTAATTCATCTTTAAGTGATTTAATCTATGAATTGTCAGTTAAATATAAAGTTTATGATTTTCGAGAAATATGGTTAATGACAGTTGAATTTTTTAAATTATTATTGGATCCTAATTATGCAAAAAAACTATCATTAAACGATTTTATGAAATCAAATAATTTCACAGAAAAAGCTTTTAAATATACTGATCGTTTTGTTAGAATTAGTGATGGAGGAGATATTACTAAAATTTCTTTAAATACTTATCTTCATTTAATAAATGAAACCCTTTTATACACAGCATGTGTGCCAAGACTTCCGAATGATGAAGGATTATTTAATATTTGGAAGAATTATTTAAATTATGTTGAATTTAAATTTAATACTGCTATAAATAGAATTGAGAAAGATAATAATGGAATTATAAAATTAATATCAGATGATAATAAAACTTTTCTAACAAGACGATTAATATTAGCTATTCCTCCATTGAATTTATATAAAATTCTTGAAAATTCACCCGAGGAATTAAGAACAATTAATGATTTAGCGGAATATTCGGAAAAAACAGAATATAATGAATATGTTTCTATTACATTTCATTGGAATTTTGAAATAAAAGAATTAAAAGATATAAAAGAGAATTTAATTAATGATACGGATTGGGGAATTATCAAAATCATCTTATCAAATTATATGAAATTTAAAGAAAGAAATTCAAAAACAGTTATCAGCTGTTGTGCATCTTATTTAGATAAAAAAAGTAAGATTTTAAATAAAACTGCAAATGAATGTAAAGATAAAAATGAAGTTATATATGAGATCTATAGACAATTAAAAGAGATATACCCATATCTTCCTATACCAACATTGGCTTTTATAAATAATTATTATGAGAATGGTGAATGGAAATCTAAAGAAACTGCATTTATAAAAACTGTTAATTATAATTATCTCAAAAATGATAAATTAAGTGATAATATTTATATTCTTGGAACACATAATGGAAATGCTAAAAATCATTTTACTTGTTTTGAAAGTGCAGTTAGTAATGCGATAGCATTGATTAATAAAATTTATAATAAAGATTATCCTATAAAAAAAGCATTTACAATTAAAGATTTAATAATGATGATTATTATTTTTATTGTCATATTTTTATTTATTATTAATTATTAATACAAATGGCAGATAATAAAGATGATGAGGTTATGATATTGATTGAGGATAGTGCTACCACAGCTGCAATGACATCTAAATTAAAAGCCGATTTTGTAAATATATTACCAACAACACCTGCATCTAAGGAAGACAGATTATTAACCTTATATGATTTTTCAGAAAAAAATCAGAATAAAGATTGTCAGACAGAAACAAGCGATGCTTCTAATGAAATTTCATATCGAAGAGATAAATTATTGAAGTCAATTAAAGAAAATAAGAAGAAATTGAATACATCTTTATATATTATTTCATCAAAATATGATTTAATTTATTTCAGATATAATCGCATTTCATTATTAATATTAATTGTATCAACAATAACCACTTTTATAGAAGCAATAAGATTGACATTAATCAATTATCAAAATGACACAAAAGATAATCAGATGCAGATGATAATTTCAAAAGAGACAATATCATTAATAATAAGTATGTTTTCATTATTTCTAGGAACTTTTCTTACAATTTTAAGTTCAATTGTTAAATTTAGAAATTATCGTGAAAATATGGAGAAATTGAAAAACATTCATGATATATTATTTAATTATAAGATTATGTATAATAAACAATTGGATCTTATTGAATTTTTCACATTATCAAATAATTTAACTGTTGAATTATTTGATAAGCTTGTCGAGAATGTGGAGATAATTAATAAAGAAATTAAAGATATAAATATATTTGAAAATATCAGAATAAAAGATATTATTAAGTTTAATAAAATTAAAGCTGATCATGATGTTCAATTAAAGAAATTATCAACTAAAAAAGAATTAGAATTTTTGAAATTGACAATTGAATCAACACGAAATAAATGTTTATTCGAAAAACAAACAAATGAAATAGAAGAAGATGTTAATAATCTAAAGAAAAATAAAGTAGGATGTTTTTAATTTGAATAAGCTAAACCACCCATACCTGATAGGATACGAAGAACATTATAATTAACAGTGTAAATATAAATAGTGCCATTTACTGAAGAAGCAACAGATAATACAGCAGTATCTATACGAGACATGTTAAGAGTTCCAGAAGGTTGATGATCTTCTGGCTTGATGGCAAAGGAATAAACATTGATGCCATTATTGTAAAGATTGGGAGTATATTCGTGATGTTGATAAGGTTGAACAAGGTTGAAATAACTTCCTTTGCGTTCAGCAAAACGATCATTGCCATTTAATTGTATCTTGGCTTGAGTGATAGGATTGCGACCAAGAACATACTGATTATCACTATTACGATCAGAGAAATTATTCCAATATGGAGTGCATAATGCACCAGAAGCAGTATCAGGCTTAACAACCCAGACTAATTCCTTACAGGGATGATTGAAATTCATGCGAATAGACTTCATTGAATTGGTAGTATTTCCAGAAACAGTATCAGCGCCAGTAAATTGAAGTTGTTCAATTAGATACTCATGAGATAGTTGAGCAAATCGTCGGCGTTCATCAGTGTCAAGGAAGATATAATCAACCCATAGAGAAGCAGCACTTAAACTTATATTAGTAGCAGTTCCAGTTAATTGAGCATTGGTATTTCCAGCAGTAACAGGAGTAGTATAGGCAGCATCATATATATTAAAAGCACGATCAGAATAATTTGCACCAGTATCAACAATATTTGATACAGATTCAAATTCTATATTTATTTTTACTTCATGATATTGAAGAGCTATTAATGGAAGAGCTAAGCCAACATTGCGACAGAACCAGAATTCAAGAGGAACATAAACTGAATAGCTATTTGTAGCATTTAGTAATATAGAACGATTAAATTTATCACCACCAACCATTAGTTTATAGCCATCACGCTTTCCTACTGGAAGTGATAATTCATTCCATATATATAACCATTCTGAATAATGCTTATCAATGCGTTGTCCGCCTATTTCTAATTCAATCGTTTTTAATAACTTAAGACCAAAAAATGGAACTAATGCAACTGGATTATTCATACCTGATACAGCTGCAGTATTATTATTAGTAATAGTACCAGTGAAATAAACACGGCTTATTAAATCACCGTTTCGAGTAACTTGGCAAGTAACGCGAGAACCAAATGAAGAAGAACCATTGAAAGTTTGTTCAATAGCTTCTATTGCGAAATTAGTATGACGGCGATAAGCAACTTTAAAAAAAGTAATTTGAGGATTACCAGTTAAATAAACGTCCTGAGCACCATAAGCAACAAGTTGAATAAGACCACCACCCATTTATGCTATATTCTTTATACTATAATAGGAGAAAAAAAAAGTATATAATTTAATTTGAATAAGCTAAACCACCCATACCTGAAAGAATACGGAGGACATTATAATTAA